AGGCAAGACAAAAACTATCTGATGCAGAAAAAACAGACCACTGGTATAAAAAGAATATAGACTTTGCAGAGCACTTATTAACCTCGGACGTTAACCTACGTTCTAACTTTAAAAATAAAAAAAGCAACTACAATCTACGAGTTAACATCATTAGCTCTAAAGATTTTGAAAAGTTTATCAATCCTGATAACTTAGACTTAGAATCTTTACCTGCTTCTTTCCAACATATAGGAATAGAAAACACTAAGATTAATCTATTGTTAGGAGAATACGCTAAAAGAAAGAAAGACTTTAAAGCCTACATATCTTCTAATGATTCTGAAAGTATCTCTCGTAAAGAGCAAACGTTAACTGATACTATAAAAGCAGAACTAGATAACATTATACAAACTACTTCTATTAGTGACGAAGAGATACAGAAAAGACTGCTACAATTAGAAAAGTACAAGACTTACCAATTCCAAGATATTGCAGAGATTACTGCTAACAAGATTCTAAAAAAAGAATACAAAGAAGGTGATTTTGATTTTACTTTCCTGAGAACCTTTGAAGACCTACTTACTTCTGGAGAAGAGATAATGTATTGTGGAGTATTAGGAGGCAATCCTGTAATGAGGAGAGTAAACCCGATGAACTTGTACACAATGGGAGGAAACTCAATGTACATCGAAGATGCAGACATTATTGTAGAATATGGTTATAAGTCAATAGGACAAATAATAGATGATTATTGGGACGTACTACGACCAGAAGATATTGATTTCTTAGAAAGAGGTAAAGTAGATGCATCACTTGGTTCAGGTGGTGGTATAGGATTAAACAGAGATATTTCTGTATATGACTACTACGGAGAACAAGGTGCTCTTAATATCTTTCATCCTAACGAAATGGGTACTCGTACATTTGCAGGTGCTTTTGATACTTACGGTAACGTGAGAGTCTTAAAAGTATGTTGGAGGTCTAGAAGAAAAATAGGAGAACTTACATACTTTGATGAAGACGGTAACGAGCAAAAAGACTATGTTCCTGAAGATTATAAAGCAAACAAAACATTAGGAGAATCTGTAAAATGGATATGGGTTAATGAATGGATGGAAGGTACTAAGATAGCTGACCACGTATATACATTGATGAGACCTGTGCCTTATGCTTCTAAATCCTTAGTTAATAAATCAAAAGGTACTCCACCTTATGTAGGTAGTGTAAATTCAACCAATGATTACAAGGTTCAATCCTTAATGGATGTGATGAAGCCGTTAGCTTATTCTTACGACATCGCTTATTACAAGCGTGAACTAGCTATTGCTACCTACAAAGGTTCTTTCACAGCACTTAATAGTTCCTTAGTACCATCAGGTTGGGACCCTAAAGAGTGGATGAGATATGTAACTATCAACAAATTTGCTTGGTTAGACCCTACTAATGAAATTCTTAAAGGGCCTTCTCAAGGAAAATCTGCAGGAGCTTTCAATACACTAACAGCTCAACAAATACAAGTAGGTGATCCTAACGAAATTGGAATGTACACTAACTTAATGTTAGACATAGAAAACACACTAGGTAAACTAGCAGGTGTAACTGGAGCAAGAGAAGGACAAATACAAAATAGAGAAGCTGTTAATAATGTAGAACGTGAGGTAGCACAGACTTCTCACATTACAGAAAAATGGTTTGCTATTGATAACAACTTCCGTAAACGTGTTCTTACAAAATTCTTAGAGTGTTGTAAGTATGCTTATAAGACTAATCCTAAAAAAGGACAATACTTATTAGATGATATGGGGCAACAACTTATAACTCACTTTGACGAATTTTGTGCTACTGAGTATGACTTACACTTGTCCAACTCTTCTAATGACCAACAATTGTTTAACGACCTTAAAGCATTATCTCAAGCAGCTATTCAAAATGGTCAAGCTACTATATCAGATTTAATTGCTATCAGCCAATCGGAATCTGTACAAGATGTTGCTAGAAAATTAGAAGAATCTGCTAAGAAAATTAAAGAACAAAATGATGCAATGCAACAACAACAATTAGCTCAACAAGATGAAGCTAATAAGTTAGCAATGCAAGATAAGCAAGTTCAAAGAGAATGGGAGATTAAAAAACACGACGACGAAATTGCAGTAGAAAGAGAACGAATAGAATCTAGTATACTTATTGCAAGTATTAAAGAGGAGAACAACAACTATAGAAATAGTACTAATAACACAGACACTGATAACAACGGTGTAGGAGATTTATTAGACTTACGTCGTACTGAAGTTGATGAAAATTACAAACAAGAACAACTTAATTTAAAGCAACAACAGTTAGACGAAACAGCTAGAGCTAATAGAGCTAAAGAAGAATTACAGAAAAAAGCTATTGCTGCACAAGCTAAAAGAGCTAGTGGAGCAAAATAGAGCTATAAGACTATAAGAGTTTTATAACAATTAGTACTACCACTTTATAAAAATAATTTTAATATTGTAACCAATTAAGACAGCAAATATGAGTACAGAGAACGAAGAGTTATTTGAAGGACTACAAATAATGACTCCCTCAGAATTAAATTCAGCAGTAGCTGAATCTAACAAAGAAGAAACTGGAGAAGAAGATATTGAAGTAACAGACCCACAGGAAGTAATAACTCCTGTAGAGAAAACTACTAAAGTTGAAAGTACAGAATCCTCAGCAGAAGCTATCAGTAAAACTGAAGCAGTTTACAAAGGATTAATGAAAGAACTTGTTAACGCAGGTATTTTAACAGCAGAAGATGTTGAGAAACTAGATGAGTTACCAGGAACTTTAGATTCGATTAAATCGTTAGTCGATAAAACAGTAAAAACTAATTTTAAAAAGGCAGAAGAGAATTGGAAAAAAAGTATGCCAAGTGTAAAGAAAAGATTTTTAGAAATCGAAGATGCATTTGACGAAACTGACCAAGCTATCGTAATGGCCCAAAGATTAGAGTTCTTTGATAGTATTGATGATGAAGCTTTAGAAAAAGACGTAAACCTGCAAAAACAGATTTACTTTGATTTACTAAAGTCTAAAAAGTTCTCTGACCAAGATGCTTTAGAAGCAATAGAAGATGCAGAGTCTGTAGGTAAGCTAGCAGACAAAGCAGCAAAAGCTATTCCTGAATTAAAGAATCAAGCACAAGGCTTTGTAAAAGAAGCTAAGGCTTTTAAAGAAGAGAGAACTAAAGCAGAAATCGAAGCTCAAAATAAAGCTTTTGAGAATTTGATTACTAACATAGATGCTAGAGATGCTTTTATTGATGGGTTAAACCTAAATAAAGTATCAAAAGATAGATTGAAAGCTAACATATTAAACCCTGTATTCAAAGACGACTCAGGTCAAGAGTATAATAGTTTAATGTATAAGCAAAAAAGAAACCCAGTAGAATTTGAAATGCTAATCAACTACTACGATACAATTGGGTTATTTAATTTAGATAAGCAAGGTAAGTTTAAACCTGACATTACTAAATTAAAAAGTGTAGCAAAAACAGCTGCGGTAAATGAATTAGATAAAATCATTTCCTCAGAGGAACAAAGAGGCGTAGGACGTAACACATCAGTAGAAACATCACAGAAAACTGAAGGATTACTAAGTATGCTAGAAAGTGCTTTTAATAAGAAATAATAAATATATACCGTTAACAATTTAAAAAAAACAAAATGGCTCAATTACTTCCATTACAAAGGTATGAAGCGAAAGATTACAATGGTCTGGTAACAGATAACCACTTCTATTCTTTATACCAACAAAAGCCTCAGTTAATTAGCAATGTTATCAAAGAGATTTACAAAACTAATTTACAAGGTAAATTACGTGAGTTCGTTGACAGATTTCCTGTTAAAGAAGTAGAACAAGAAAATGGTTTTTACAACTGGATGCTACAAGGACAACAAGATAAAAACTTGCCTTTAGTAGACGCTGAAACAATCAATGGTCTTACTATTTCTGCTGGAACTTTCCCTGCTAACGTAGGTGCAAACGGAGAGCGTTTCTACTTAATCTTTGACGAACCGTTGTTTGAAGAAACAAACGTGTTAAGAGGAGAAGTTGATGATTACCACTTACTAGTTAAAAAAGCTATGGATGCTGGTTCTCGTTACAAAGTTGAAGTTGAATTAGTAACTGACAATCCAAACAAAACTGTTCCTTCTGAGGAATTAGCAATTGGAACTCGTTGGTCTAAATACTATTCATTAAGTCCTTCTACATTATCTTATCAAGGTGCTAAACCTTACTTCACATCTCCTTGGAGAATGGAAAACCGTCCTACAACAATGAGAATGGAATATGAAGTAGCTGGTAACACTATTAATAAAGGTAAAAATGAGCCATTAGAATTTGGTTTTAACTACAAAGGACAATCTGAGTCTGTATGGATTAACTACCAAGATTTAGTAGCACATCACCAATGCGAAGAAATGTTCGCACGTATGTTGATGTACGGAAAGAAAAACTGGACTGCTGACCATAAATACTTGAACAAAGATGACAAAACGAAATATGCTATCGAATCAGGTGCAGGTTTCTTTGAGCAAATCGCTCCATCTAACGTTCATTACTATAATACTTATGACCTTGACTGGCATTTAGAAATGTTGTTAGACATGGGTGTTGGTAAATTAGAGCGTGGAAAACGTACTATCCACTTGTTAACAGGTGAGTTTGGTGCTATCGAAATCTCTAAACAAATTAATGCTAAATCAGCAGGTGGTAAATTTACAGTAATCTCTGACAAATTCTTAACTTCTAACACTAACCCAGGAAACTTAGGTGGTAAAAACACTAAAGGTTTAATGGAGCCACAATGGAATGTTTACGAATGGTACAATGGAGTTACTATTATGGTTGAAATCGTTGATTTCTTCGATGATGATGTTTACTTCCCACAACGTCACCCTGACGGAAAAGGTATCGTAGAATCACACAGAATCCTTGCTTTGGATTATGGAGATAATGCAGGTATCTACCGTATTAAACCTAAAGGAGTTCCTGATTACAATTGGGCTTATATCCCAGGTATGAGAGACCCATTCTCTCCTGCAGGTAAAGGTTCACCTAAAATGGTAGCTTCACCAGTTGACGGTTACTCAGTACATTTCCAGAAATGGGGTGGTATGATGATTGAAGACCCAACTAAAGTTGTAGACTTACGCTTAGTAGTTGAAAGATGATAATAATTTAAATAAGTTCTCCTCCCTAAAAAGAGGAGGACTTTTTTAAAACGGAGAATTTAATACAATAATTTAAGACAGCAAAAAATGGAAACAGCAGAAAAACAAAAAACTGTTTACGGTACTTTTCTACAAAATAGATTAGTTTCAGTAAAAGCAGTAGAGTCTTCAGGAAAATGGAGCACGTTATTAGTAAAAGGTCAAGAAAAACAAAAAGACCCTTTTATGTATAACAAAGTAAAAAGAAGCTATCAAGTACCACTTAATAGTGAATTAAAAGGAGGAGGAGTAAAAGTTATTTTGGACGACCAAAAAAGAGTCAAAATCCAAAAGTATATGGAATCATTTCCTAACGGAATGACCCAAAAAGAGTTCTTTGAAAAAGAGTTAGGAGTAGACTTAAACCCTACACTAGAAGCAGATAAAAACTTCTGGAGAAGTGATCGTAGAGGTAGAGTAGTTATTACTAAAGAAGGGATGACATTAAATTTAAATCATTCACTAGATATGTTAAAGTATCTAATATTGATTTCTAATAGAATGCTTATCTCTCCATCTTACGATGAAAGAACATTAAAAGCTACTTACGAGTTTATGATTGTAGATGAAAGCAAAGTTACATCTCAAAAACTTGAAGAAGCTAACGTAAAATCTCAAGCTTATATTAAGTTTGCTGAGGTTACAAACAGTCGTTCTTCTATCATAGGATTTATTAAATCACTAGGTAGAACTATTCCTGCTACTGCATCAGATGAGTGGCTAAAAGGAGAAGTATTAAATGTTGTTGATAACAGCCCTAAATATTTCTTAGAAGTAGTTAATCATCCGCAGTATGACGAGCGTATTTTTGTACAAGAAGCTATTGAAGCTGGTGCAATAATTCGTAAAGGAGAAAAAAGATATGTTTTAGATAACGGTGCTGAATTAGGAGATTTAAATGATACTATCAATTATCTTTTAAATCCTGATAACCAAGAATCTAAAATGAGAATAAAAGGAAAAATTGAATTATTAAAACGTAAATAATGACGGCTAACGAAATGGCTAACTTGCTGGACGAAAAAGTAGATAGAGTATCTAGTTTTGGTTCCCCTGGATATGAAGATTTTGATTACACTTCTGTATTATCCGAAGCACAACAGCTATACGTTAAAAAGTTTTTTGATGAAGTAAACAATAGAAAAGGCAAAGGCTTTGAAGAAATTGAAATAAGAAACCAAGGATTAGCTGCACTAGTTAAAGACGGCAACAACTTGGTAGCTTCTGCTTCTCAAACAGGTGTTATTACGAATAATTATGTTATAGGAAAGTTCTTTGATTTACCGCTCGACCACATGTACACTATTTACGAAGAATGTACTATAGACAAAAAGATATGTGGAACAGAGGAGTTTATTATTGGGTACATAGTAACAATTGCTCACAATGAAATGCAAAGATTTAATTGGAGCAAATACAAAAAACCGTTTTACAACACTACGGGAGATTGTAGAGTTTGGCGTTCTGAGTTTTCAAGAAGTACTTCTGGTATTTTACCTAGTGCTACTGCAACTGCTAAACGTCACGAATTGTTTACTGATAAGACTTTTAACATTACTAATTATCATATTAGATATGTTAAAAACCCACTAGATATAGTAGTAGATAGAGATACTTCTGCTAATCAAAGAAACTGTGAATTAGATACTTCAACTCACGTAGTTATAGTAGATATTGCAGCAGACTTATTACTACAAAGAGTTAAAGAGCAAAAAGTTCCTTTAATAGAAGGATTCAAAGATTTAGAATAAAAAAGATTAATAATTTAAAATAAAATAAAATGTTAAGAAAAGCAAACAATGTGTTTAGCGTAGTGCTAAACGACGTGAATGTAGCTACT